TGTACCAACCTGCAGGTCGTTTCGGACATCGTAAAAATTGCGGTTGCGAATGCTGTTCCAGAAAGCAGTACGGTATTCGTCAGATGCAATCCCTGTCTTGGTATCGCCGTGAATGGAGGCGTTCGGCTTGTTCTGAATCGGCGTAGAAGTGGGCTTGTTCATCTCCGCTTCAATCTGAGCCTGTCGTTCCAGCCGCTGGATTTCCTTGCCGTATGCCACGATCTGCTGCTCCATGGCATCGTATGTCTTGCTGTCCTCTTCCGAAAGCAGACCGCTTTCATTTCGCTTGGAATCCAAAAAGTCACGGGCAGTATCCCATGCCTTGCTTCTTTTTTCTCTCAGTTCCTGAATTGTCATAGTATCAGTCCTCCTGTATTTTTAATATTTCAAAAGCTCCAGCCGCTTGTCCAATTGGTTGATCGGCGTGCCTTTGGATGTAGTTGCAGAAATCTTCTGCAGAAAAGAATCCAGCGTTTTGGATGGTGTGTACAGCATGGACGCTGTGCTTTCCTTCTTTTTTTCATCCGGATCTTCTTCAGGAGATTCCTCTGTTTCTTCATCTGGATCTGTTTTTTCGGGTTCTTCTTCTGGCACAAACGGATTCTTTTTAGAAAAGAGAATGCCGTCTACAAATCCCAGCTGTAATGCTTTTTCTGCATTCATCCACGTTTCTTCATCCATCAGCCTTGCAATCTTATTGCGGCTGAGATGCGATTTTTCTGCATAAGCATTGATAATGGATTCCTTGACTTCATCCAGAAGTGCGATTGCTTTCTCCATATCTGCCTTGTTGCCCATGGCACAGGTCATCGGATTGTGGCACATCAGCATTCCGGTCGGTGAAATCAAGGTTTCTTCTCCAGCCATCGCCACCACAGAAGCCGCAGAAGCGGCAATGCCGTCAATCTTAACCGTAACCTTGCCCGGATGGTTTCGGAGCATGGTATAGATCTGACTGGCAGCAAACACATCGCCGCCCGGCGAGTTGATAAAGACGGTCACATCACCGCTGTGTTTTTGCAGTTCCGAGCGGAACATGGCAGGGGTAACATCATCTTCAAACCATGTACTCTCCGCAATCGCACCGTACAAATACATCTCCGATGCATCGGTTTCTTCGTTGCGTACCCAGTTCCAGAAACGATTATTCTTCATGGGTCGTTTCCTCCTTTTCATTTTTCTTTGCAAATGCACCTGCATCAGCAAGTTTGGTAAAGCTGCCGTTTACGAGATACAGATTTCCGCCCTGTTCTTCCGGCACCAGATTCATATCCTCCAGTTCCCGAATGTCATTGGTGGACATCCAACCGTTCTGTCTGGCGGTAGCGTAGCCCTGCATTCTGGAAGCATAGTCACCACGCAAAAGCCCCTCTACATTGAATTTGATGAAATACTTGCCTTTCTCTGAATCGGAAAGCAGATCTTTCATCATACCTTGCTCCCAGCGAACGATCCAAGGGTCAAGACTGTATTTCACGAAATCAAGGG